ATGCCGAACGTCTCGAACCAGGATACGTCCACTTGATGTAAGCGGCTCCTGTCGAGTATGACAACGCTGTCGTCCCCATTCACGAGCACTTCGGCGTCTTCCACACCGCACACAACGTGAATCCAGTACAACAAGCAGGCGAGGTTCACGATGCAATCGCCGAGTGACGTATTGTACTCACCCGACATCATCGTCCCACGCACCTTGTATTTTATGCCGCATGACGCTGTGGCATAATTTACCCCCTGTTGTTTGAGTAGATAAGCCATTTTCGGACTGCGCAAGCAGGCCCGGTAATAGCTCCACTCAATCTCCTCGCGCATCTCCCAGTTGAGGTGAGCGTCGAACTTGGAATGGTCCAACAACAACGCAACCGGATGGGCGAACTTATCCCACTTCTTGCGGAGATTCCCCGCAATCTGCCAGGAGTTCATTCCCTTGGCGAACCACCGATCCTCAGAGGGCACACGAACCCCGTCCCGCCGAGCAAACAAAGAATGCTCTAGCGGGCGGAGCCCACGCGCCAGCTCATAGGTCGCTGGCGGTCGACGGAACTGGATTTCTCTGTCCGTCTTCTCCTGGAGCGGCGACACGTTCGTCGCCAAAGCCTCCTCCACCAAGGGTCCCACTGCCTTCTCCTTCTTCGGGAAGGCTGAGACGCGAAAATCCTTCTGCCCAAGACCGTGCTGCCGCACGTATTCTTGGGATTCCCGCACGACTTTCCTTCGCGACGCTGGTACGTCTGCGAGTAGTCGCTCACGAGTCCAGGGCTCGATATACCGGACGGGGCAGCGTTTCCTAAAATACGCGCCCACTGCCCTGTACATTGGTCGAGCCGCCACGGAGTCGAAATTGGTCCGGGGCAGGTGCCTATTCAACAATGCGTCGCGCTCATTAGCCGCGCACGCATAGTGATAATCGCACCTGTAGGCCCCTGGGAAGGTTGGTATTGGGACCAACTGCCGGACCACTGTCTTGTGCTCGCAAGCCACCACGGGGTTCGCAAGGATCTCAGCGCGCTCACTCAGCTCCCCTTGCGTAACTCCGCGGCAAACACCCTGCGAGGGTAGTGCAACAAACCGTCAACCGCGCCGCCCGGTGAGTGGCAGCACCTCCTGGATGCCCATAAAGGGCTGGAAGAACTCCACCACCGCCGAGTGTTTGATGGCACGGATGATGTTTACCACCATGCCGTGACGCACCGCGTACCCGGTGGCGCGCGCACTCCTCTCATCGAGGTCGTACACCGCCATGCGTCGCGAGGTCACCGACCCCAGCACCTCGTTGTTTGGCCCATTCGTGCTGAGCCAACCCGAGATCCCCTGGGCCATGATCCGTTCTCGCGGAGCGTACGCCCACGCATCATGCGGGGCGCGCTCGAACCACGCTATCGCCTTCCGGCGCACCGCCTCCAACACCTCGTACGAGTACGGGCGGAAAGCAGTTTGCATCCGGAGGTACGCTGCTAACTCGTTGGCAGCGTCCACCTCGGGATCGGCCGGTCTGGCGACCACCATTTCTGGCTCTGGCTCTGCGGCCGGATTCCACGCCCCCCGTGGTACCTCGGCCGCTCTCCCCGGTGCAGACTCGCGCCGGAGGTAATTCGCGTAACTCATACGCATCAAGACCTCCGCGAGAGACGCCGAGCTGGGCCTACGCACTGGCTCGGACTGCACAACGCTAGGGGCGCTGCTAGCGACAACAAACGTGTCGCGCCGCGGCCGTAGCGGGAACTCGACGATATCTTCCGTCGCCACCGAGCGAGTCTTCGGTGG